TGCCATAGTTTTTAACAGGGGCTATTACGCCCCTGCCTCCTTTCAGGATTTATGTCAATTATGACAACGCGACAGTACCAACATTTTCAATGATCGTTCCATCACCTGACGAATCAAACCAAACGGCTAAACACTCATTTGGAGCGTTTAATGTTGCAACGTTGTTTGTTCCATCAAATGTCCCTGCTGTTAAAGTCAATGTGTGCGCTGCTGTGCCTGATGCGCTTGTATCTTTAACAACAAAAAGCGACCCTTGATGTGCTTTTGAATCGGCAATAGTCGCGGCTATAACAACAGTTGCATGATTAAGCTCGACAGAATTAACGCCCGGGAGTACAGCGCCGGAGGCTGTTAACTCTTGTGAAGTTTTAAGATATGTTGTTACGCCTGTTGATGCAGATGCCGCAACCGTTAAAGTATGATATTCAGATGTACCAATCTTGACGATTATAACATCGCCAGCCGCAAGATTTTGATAGCGCGTCAGAAAATAATCAGCCGCCTTAACTGTTGCGATAGCGTCACTTGTTTTATACATATAGACTCTAGGTACGCTCGAATTAGCTAGCGCGCTTAGAGGCAAAAAGGTTGTTGCTGTAAAAGCCATGATAGAGCCCCCCTATTTAATTTAATTAATATTATGCTGTCTCATCGTATTGAAGTTTTACAATACCTTGAGGTTCTCTTGCTACTGCACCCGCTTTATATATACAGTTCGCAAGCCAACTTGTTTTTTGCGCTATCCAGTCGATACTTGTTTTCATATCAATTCCGATAGCGTGTCCAATCGCTGACTTATGATAAGCAAAAGCGACTCTATCGGCTGCGACACCCGGTAGCCCGCCTTCTGCTCGTGATCCTATCTTCAGAAATTTAAAACCCATATACGTATCTATATCACCTTTAACAAGCGCTTTAACTGTATTGTAATCGGAGCTTGTGACCTCTGAATCTTCAAGTAGCTTTTGCAGTGCTAACGCTCTTAATACAAGGTAACGCTCTTCGTCAGGCGCTTCAATGTCATCTAAATGGGCTTTGGCATCCCTTACAAGATCTAGTGTAAAGTTTGTAGTTGCTGAATCGTCAAAAACTCTGCCGGTATCTGGATTCTGATCATTTGTCGCCGCAAAAGTAACAGAGTTAAGCGCGTCTATAATTATTTGGTCTTCACGTCTTCCGATCGCGTTAGCGATTGTCTGAGCAAGTTCCTTACGCTCGTCAAAATTAACGGTCGCTTGATCGAAAATATCAGTGTATTCCGGTGCGTTCCAGTTAGCAAGAGTTGCCGTCTGGCGCGCATGCGTGATGTCCATTGGTGTAACATCCGCTTGCGTAGCCTTCTGATTAGCAAGGCCTTTTCCTATTCTCGCGAATTTATAAGATTCACCAACAACGCCGGTTCTAAGCGTTACTGATTCCCGTAGTGTTTTTAATCCTTGATATTCGTGCTTGACTTCGCTGTCAAAGGCAATGACAGCCGAATTGGTTAAGTATCTACTCATGGTTTCCCCCCATTTTTAAAGATTCCCTTTTGCCGGGTATCCTTTTCAGGCCGACTTAAAGGATATTAATTGATAAGTTCCTTTAGTGTCGGCTCTGAATGAGAGGTATCGACGTGTATCTACTGTCTTGTTAACAACTTATATAATTTTTGTCAATTGCCAATTATTTCGATATGATTTTCTGTCCCGTATAATTGATCATATTTTTGCATAACCATCTTATGATATTCAGGATCGCGCATTTTAGGCTGACCGAATTCGTCTTTCGCAAAATGCAACTCTCTAACCTCTTCAGCCGTTATTGCTGGCGCTGCTGTTGCGTTGTCTGGATTTAGAGGCGCGCTTCGAGTCAATGAAACTAAATGCTCTAACGTTTCAACTGCCTTAGCGGACGTTGCCAAGTTCTGAAAGTTTTCTAAAAGCTCCGGGCTTAAATTTGCATTGGCCCATTTATTGAGATTATTTAAACGCGCTTCACCCTGATTGCCTAATGATTTTAATTCCTGCGCTCTAATCTCTTCAATTGCTTTATATTCTGCTATCTGGCTTTCAGCATAAAGCTTAAACATTTCGTCAAAGCCTTCCTGATTCATACCCGCCGCTTTTGCAAACTCCATCGCCCTTTCAATAATCGGATTTTCTGCGTCAACCTCAAAACCGCTATCCTTGATTTCATCCGGTAAATCAGGAATTTTATACTCAGAAGGTGCGCCAGTAAACGCCCCGAATTTACTTTCGAGTTCCTTGTAACCTTTCGCTTGTTCAGCCAGTGTTTTATATTTATCATCTTTAAAATACTCCGGTTTTTCGCCCTGACCCGGTACGCCGTCGGTCAGAAACCATTCGTTTGTATTTTGCGGCTCTTCTGTCTCTGTTGTTGTTTCAGTTACATCTGTCTGGACGGCATTATCGCCGGTATCCATATCGTCACTCATCTTTTTCCACCTTTCGTATAGTTAATATAATGTTTCTGATAAATTGTTTTTGTCCTTCCCTCATGCCAATTTCAATATTATCCATGCCCGGATTAGCTCCGGGGGAAATTAAAAGGGATTCTGTCCAAAGCTCAAGAAGCTCTTTCCCTGCGTCCGTTTGTGCGAACGTCCTATGAATCAAGTAATCAAGCTTATTGCCTAATGCTTCCTGTTCATTTTTATGCTTTTGTATCTCTTCAGGATCGAAGTTTAATCCTATGCTGTCAAAATGACTATACGGGTTGTTGTTGTCCAATTCCGGCCCCCATTTGTTGAACTGCAATGTCCATTGCGGCATCGGCTAACGGTTGTCGTTCTTCTTCATCCCTTACCAGCTTCATAGGAACACTTAGTTTTTCGGCCCAAAATGACGGCAAGTCTTCAATTTTAACTGACCCCATTATGACTTGCGGCCCTACGACCCGCCCTAACTGTGATACAGAATCAAACCAGACTTGAGAATTTTGAAAGTCTTCTAACTCTTCAGCTTTTGCAAGTGGTGAGGTCTGTTTTATTGTTGTTTGTTTACCGTCAATTTCAATGTATGGCTCTTCAGGGTTAGGCTCCATTATTTCGATGCATGCCGCAACAAGAGGCTCAATTAATTCAGTCTTAAGCCTACCTATAGACGCCCCCGCAAGTTCTAACATTTCCTGTTTGCGGATCATAATTTCTGTCGCCGATCTTACCGGATCGGTTATTTCGCCTAACTGATCAACAAACAAGGCCTTTTTAATCTTGTTTTGCAAAGACTCAAGAACAAAAGCCCCTAACCCTAAATCCCCCGCTCTTGGCAGTGCTTGTAGGCTAGGGTTCTGTGTTCCGTTTTGGCCAACAGAAATAATCGCACCGGGGCTTATTCGTACCGTATGCGGGTTAAAAACACCGTCGCTTATACCTGTATATAGGCCACACATTTGTATCGCGGCATTTTGTAATAATAGCTCTTGAACTTTGTTAAGACTTTTAATATCACCTAACACTTGCATGATAGGCCCACGTCCATAAACTTCGCCCGGAGTAACAGACCATCTGAAAACAATTAAACGCCGATGCCTGAACGATTGCATAAATAAAATTGATTCGTCTTTTTCATACAATAGTATATGATAATAACGCCTTGATTTATTATCATATAACATGCCGTTTATTATCTTGACTTTTTTTAACGGATCGTTTCTGATTGCCTCTTCAAGACTCTGTGTAAGCTTTGCTTCCGGCCAACGTTCTTTTATTTTGCATACAGGTAATTCATGATGACGCCATGCGTTTTTAACATCCTCAAGGTATAATTCTGCTAAAGGAATATTCGTAAAATTGAATTTTTCATCAACATTAAATCTACCCTCTTCAATCATAATAGCGCCGGTTCCTATTGCCAAATCTGCAAATGAAGACGCTATTTCAGTCGAAAAGTTAGAGTGATTCAAGTTGTCGAAAAATTCATTTGTATGCTCTTGAAGCTCTTCTTCTATCTCTTTTTTTTGGTCTTCAGGCACTAACATGCCCGGCGTTAACTCCATCCATTTTCGCCATGGGGGAACAAGAGAGCTTTGAATTCTACTGACAAATTTATGAAGTGAGTCTTCAGCCGTGCTATCATAGATATGTAGGTTTTTTTCTTGCCCTTGTACTTGCGTTCTAAAGGTTGAACGCATTGGTATTGAATAGTCCATTGCATCTTGATGAAGCGCCCGCCATAATTCCCAGTTTTCTTTAGCCTTTTGAAAACGTTTTATTAGCTCCTTAACGTTTTTAAGGCTATCCGGTAAATTAACCATACATACCCCCACCGCCTAACTCATCGGTTGTCCCCATTGGTGACGATGTGATTAAAAGCGAACGACGGCCCGTTAAAGATTGTAAGCGCTTTCTTTTAATGCGGTCTTCTTCTTCTGCTTTTCTGGCTTCTTCCATCATACGTTGTTTGTCAAGCTCTTCTTCCTGCATCATAGCCGCCTGTTCTGCGCGTCTTTCCATCTGACGCATAGGACGCATAGGATCTAATTTTTTAGCGCCGCTAAGCTTTCCTTGAGCGTAGTAAAACGGATTCACAAATGCTTTTTTGTTTCCCATAATGTTTCCCCCCTTTTGTCAAATACTTATATAGCTGATAAGGCGTCCATATCCAAAACGCCCGAATACCTAAAAGTGATTTTACTATTTCGACACAATTGATAATACATAGTGTGTGTCTTTCCTTATCTTTAATCGTTGCCCTGACAGGTACTATAACGCTGTCATATGGTGTTATCATGCCTATGTGGGGGTATTCATGTATGGGTATTATCTCGATATCCGTATGCGATATTATCGGATCAATCTTAATCCAAAAATGTCCCCCACGGCTTTTTTTTACAGCATATACATGCTGGAACTTCTTTTTTAATCGCTTCAATAACCAATGATCATGACGCGAGTTCGTAAAGACTATGTAATACTTTTCAACCGCATTCTTGCTTTTTTCCATTACGCAAAAACATTAAAAGACGTG